AAAATGTCGTTATGGATAAGAATAGCGATCACGGTCTTTCTAAACTTTCAAAGTTTGAAAATTAAAAACTTTTAATTTAATTATAGTGAAAGGTGAAGGATGAAACTCATTAAAATATTATATGTCTTTATATATATAATATTTTTCGCTTATTTATATGGTTAAAAAAATAAAAATAAATAGAATAAATAGTTTGACAAATATATTTTTTAAAATATTTTATGTCCTATGTATTGTAATACTATGTATTCTTATTTTATATGGAATCTATATTGGAGTAAAAAAAATAACATACCTTTACCGTTTAAAACGAGACTTTAATGCACTAAAAAATATGGGGATAAATGTGAAAAACTATAATTTACTTTATGTCGAAGAAAATAAAAAAAAACATATTATGAATCAATTAAAAATAAAAAGTAAAAATAACACAAATAATAGTTTTAAAAATAAAAATGCTATAGGATTTATACCCGATAAATATGTAATTTTGGATATAGATACGAAAGATGATATAGAAAGTGCCGATTTTTTAATCGATAAAGTACCCAAAGATACTGTATCCGAAAAAACACCAAACGGTTATCATTTTTATTTTGAAAATGATACAGGAAAGCCTATACATACATATGTACAATTAGTTATAAACAAAGTAAAATACTCAGTCGACATATTAGGTATCGATTCATTAGTAACAATGTCACCCACGTGTATAAATGGTAAAGACTATTATTGGATAAATAGTATATTTACACATAAACCTGCAAAATTATCGGATAATACATGGATTACCGATCTTATAAAAAATAATAAACCATTTAATCGTAAATTTGATGGAGTTAGTCTTTCATTAAATATAAAAAATGCTTTTATAATTATTGATAATCTAAATATTGAAAGTCAATTTCGATTCTTATTTGGAATATTAAAAGAATATTCTAAAAAAATAAAATTTTTAAATGGGGTTATCTATGTATATGATGATAATTATTATTTTCTCACAAAATCTTGTTTCAGTAAATATAAGAATAAAAACTTTTTATTTAATAAGTTGAAAAATATTATTCAAGAATTATCGCCTTCTTATATCGTTGATTTAAATATGGTATACAGCAATTATTTAAAATCTGAAAGTATTATTCAACTATCTTCTGCATTAATAGACAATGATTACAAAAACTATAAAAATAATCACATATTTGTTGATTATATTAAATCGGCTAATGTAGAAAAAAAAACAAAATACTTAATACAAGATACAATTACTATAAATGATACAAAAAACATACATGTACAAAAAGTAATAGATAATATACTTCACCAACCTCATAACTATAATAAATTTCTTATAGGTTCGGAAAGTATTTATTTAACAATGATGCTTTCAAATTATTTTAATATACCATGCTTGTGTCTAGGTATAGTATCAAATAATAGTCGTGTAGAAGAAACGCAAAAAATTGTAAATACATTTTTTTCTTTATTTTAATTTTTAATGTCTAATTTGTAATTTATGATAATTGACAAAACTATTATCATGAATTTTTTATTCATTTTATAATTAAAATACAGCTATAGCTTTACCATTTATTTTTTTTTACTTGAATCTTGGGTCCTTGTCCTTTACGTTTTATGTTTGCAGGATCATATTGCTCTTCATCATCGTCAGAATGTATATCTTTTGACATCTCCCAGAATTCTTTTGCACCTAACTTAAATGGTCCATGGGTTTGTGCTTTATACCAGAAAATCTGATCATGTAATTTATTCGACTTTGCATTATTATTTATAACAAGACATTCATAATTTTCAGTACACTGATCCATAACTTGACAAAAACTCTCAAATGTTGGAAACATACCTGCGTAATTTTCATATATTCTTTTACGATTACCTATATACGGTTCTCTCAAAATAAATACATAGTCTATATTTGTACGCAAATTAGGTGGAATACCCAACGGATACTGCATCGTTATGACTAACATAATTTTCCAGTGACGACCGTTCATAAAAAGCAAACGCATCATCACATCTTTTGTCCATTTATTATCAAACAAACAATCATCTAATACTACAAAAGTACGCGGATCAATCGTGCTTCTTTTATATGTTTCAATCTCTTTTTTCATTTGTTTTAAAACCGCTTTCTGCCTTTTTAAAATATTTTCAATAATTGCGGTATTATATGCGTCGTGAATAAATAATTTTGGTACATGTTCTCCAAAAAAACCATTTCCAGCTTCTGTTCCTGATATTACAGTGCCAATGGGGATGTCCTGATGGTAATACATTAAATCTTTAACTAAAAAACTTTTGCCTGTATCACGGCGACCTATTAGAACAATAACGGGACCCTTGTTTTCATCAGGTCTAAAACTAATAGATCTCATGTCAAATTTTGCTAACTCAAGTCCAACACTCATTTATTGTTATACTCTGATCTAAATATACTATATATAAAAAAAATATAATTAATATAAACGCATATTGTTGGCTTTATTTATATTTAGATTTGTATTCTATATTTTATTAGTTTAAAAATTAATAAAAATATGTATTTAATTAATTAAGTAATCGACGATGGATATTGTAAATGATGTGCGCGAACCCGAGTTTGGTAAAAACTCCTTTTCTTTGTATTATAGGAAGTTGAATAATTCCGATTTATTTGCTTCTTTAGAAAATTCAGAACTTGAAATAAATAATAGTAAAAATTATATCCCAATTTATGAAACATACTTTAATTTAAATGAAACAAATTATAACTCTATAAATCTTAATCATAGATTTTATGTATCTGGATTATCAGGTATTATTGATAAAAATAATATTCAAGCTGCAGTAGTAGACACTTTCAAAAGTACACCCGAATCTCTTACATATGTACATAAACCTATTTTTATTAAGTTTTCTCCTCTGATAGATCCTGTAAAATATATGTCAGGAAAGTATGATAGTAGTAATAAAAATATTGATATTTTAAAAATTCCGACATTATCTAAATTCGATCAACAAGGTTTGCCAAAAGCAAACGATAAAAATAACGCTGCATATGTCGATAGTTTTTTCTCCTATTTATCTAGCCAAGTTTTGCATCATCATGACTTTATTCATGGACTTGATTTTTATGGTTCTTTTAATGCAAATAAAAATAATTTTTATTGTAATGTGATTGACGATATTGAATATCTCGATGGTTCTTCTTTTTTTAACAAAAATAAAGGTATTCTCTTTGATGTAGAAGATATAGATAAATATAGTTTTGAATCAGGTAGCCAAAATAATAATGATACACGTAATCGTAAAAATAAAATCAAAATTGATGAAAAAAGTAATATGAATGAATTAGAGTCTTCTATTCATGATAATTTTGATACAATAAGCGATGAATTAAATCTAGTATTTAATAATGTTTCTGTAACTTCTGTAGAAAAAGAGGCATCAGAGTTACTTGAACCGCTATGCGAAGTTAATATTGTTTTAAATACAAACAACAATAATTCATCTAGTATTTCTAATGATCCTAACACCACAGTTTTAAATACTGTAGATGGAAGTGTACATTTAAATAAAGACAATGAAAATAGTAGTGACGAGACAGAATCATGTTCTTCGCGATCATCTTATACCGATAACGATGATGGTAGCGGAGACGAAGAGAATGCCGATGACACGTCTAATCAAATTGATAAACCTGAAAAATGTGAGAAACAGGAGAGACGAGAGAAATTAAGAAATAGAAATAATAATTCAAAAATGGAGATGAATAATGAAAAGTTTGACGAATGTGATAAACCAGATAATGATTCAACTAGTGATAATAGTGGTAGCTGTACTGATAATGATGATAGCAAAAGTAATGATAATTTAAATTCCGACGAAGATAGTGATAGCGAAGATTATGATGACGATGATGATATGTTATGGGCAACTATAAAAAATTACCCTGTAACTGCAATAATGTTGGAGAAATGTGAAAATACACTTGACTCGCTCATGATGCAAGAAGATGAGATGTCGGATGGAGAATGGAAGTCGGCTCTTATGCAAGTTATTATGACGTTAATTACATACCAAAAGATGTTCGGGTTTACCCATAATGATTTACATACAAATAATATTATGTATATTTATACTGAAAAACAGTATATTTATTATCATTATAATAAAAAATACTATCGTGTTCCAACGTATAACCGTGTTTTTAAAATTATAGACTTTGGGCGTTCTATTTATAGATACAAGTCAAAAGTAATATGTAGTGATAGTTTTAGTAGCAGTGGAGATGCCGCTACGCAATATAATTGCGAACCTTACTTTAATGAGAATAAGCCAAGATTAGAACCGAATTTTAGTTTTGATTTGTGTCGCTTAGGATGTTCTATTTTTGACTATTTTATTGATAATATAAATGACGTGCCAAAAATATGTAAAAAAGAACCATTGGCTAAGTTAATTGTAGATTGGGTAACAGATGATCAAAATAGAAATATTTTGTATAAAACAAATGGAGAAGAACGTTATCCAGATTTTAAATTATATAAAATGATTGCAAGGAATGTACATAATCATACACCGCATGCACAGCTTTCAAAACCAATATTTGCTGATTATGAGTTTCCTAAGAAAAAGGTTAAAACAACACATCGAATATTAAATATTGATAAAATGCCGTCGTATGTAGATTAAAGTAAAAATTATTTAGTAACATTTAATTATTTTGGTAATTAATTAAATATTAAAT